AAAAACAGAACTTGTGGTGGTTGCTACTTAGAAAATAATAATAGATGCTATTGGTTCGTAAAGAGGAATAATCAGTCTAAACCTAAATATATTCCTGCTGATGTATTTAGTAAAGCGTGTTCAAAATACGAATTGAATATAGACAGCATTGAAGAATCTGAATTATTGTCAAAACTAATTGATGTATTTGATGGTGAGATAATTGGTAATAAATTCACACCAACAAAGAAAAAGACTTATTATAGCAAAACTAATAAAAAGAAAGAATGGTGGAAGCAGAAATCAAAACACAAATATACAGAAAGAAAGGATTGGTGAGATAGATGGCTATTAATATTGATTTCATATCACACTTGCCAATGGAGCTGCAAGAAGATATTCTAAGAACTCTTTCCAGGAGGATGGATAAGGATTCTCCTTTAGAGATTGATGATATAGTCTATTTCGTAGAAGAACCTGTAGCTACTTTAATAGAAAAGCTGACAGAAGATTGCATTAAGTACAAAAAGAAAATAGAAGAGATTAGTGGAATACAAAAAAATTAAAGGAAACCGTCATTACATCTATGATGATATAAGTGAATTCTCTAGTGAGCATCCTGATGAAACACTTGTTGAAAACTGGCGTGATGGCAAAGAGAATGATTGGGTGATGAGTGATGATGATAGGATAATACAGTTATTGAAAGTAGCTGATTTAAATCATCCTAATGATAGAAAGAATTATAAGTGGGCAAAGAACTATGTAAGAACTGTTGTAGGTACATTTGTTAATAATGATAAAACTTTCATGGATACAGACTTTGACCAACATCCTAACAGATATACTTTTTCTAAAAAGATTAAGTATACGAATACGAGAGTTAAAAAACGTAAGAAGGTGACAAATAATGAAAAGATATTCGCTGTTAATGTCGTTTCTGGTATGGGCCCAGTTAAAGCTTACATGGATGCTTTTAAGAATAATGCAGATGAAAAAAGAGCTAAAAAGAAAGCGTTAGTGCTTTTAAAACAGGAGAGAATTATGTCTGAAATAGAAAAATCGGTATTAGACGTTGCTAAAGAATTAGGCGTTGACCACAAATATGTATTGAATAGACTTAAATGTCTTTCTGACAATAGTGAAGATGATAATATTATACTGCAGTCTACAAAAGAGCTAGGTAAGATTATTGGTACATCAGTAAACACAGTAAAACACAAAGAAGTAGGTGTCTTTGGTATGTTCCAAGGGTTCTCACCAGAGCAATTAGATACAGCTAAACAAGTTGCTCTCCCTTCAAAGGAGAAATAAGATGCCACAAAAAGCAAGACCAGGAGAACCGACATTACTTGAATTAGTTTCAGGTGGAAAATTAAGGACAGCTGAAGATATACCTGAATTATCTGAAAGTGAAATATTCTCTGAATGGGTATTACCTGCTGTAACAGGAGCAAGTGCTGAGACAGATGAGTATCAACCGGGAGCATTAGACCTTGCTTTTACAGTTCCAGTTGTAGGCGGTAGTTTAAAGACTGGATTTAAACTTGCTAAACAAGTTGGTAAAAAATTAAGTAAAGCATATAAAGGCTCTGTTAGACCAAAAGTATTCCCTCAAAAAGATGAATTATTAAGAGGGGCCTCTGAAGGTTATCAACCTGGAACATATGCACAACAAGCTGAAGAAGCAATCCCAACACATCCTTTTGCTAATGTTGGAAGGACAGCTGATGAAGTTGCTGAAGAGATTATAAACGAATATGGTATTTCTAGTGGTGTGACATGGAATGATGCTCAATCTATACTTTCTGATATTGGAGAAGAAGGATGGTTGAGATTTCAAAATCAAATAAATAGTCTTCCAATGGGCGAGAGAAATTTATTTTTTGACAATTTTATTGCTAAATATAGACATGCTGGTCAATTAACTGGTCAAGATGCTGCTGCTGCTTATAAAGTTAGAAGATTCTCATCTAAAATGCCTGACGAAGCAATGACTATTGACAGAGGAAGACATGGAACTATAAAATATACATCTAGAACACCTCGTAAGGGTAATTCACATATTGAACTTGAATGGGAAGCTCCTGGAAAATCATGGGAAAGTTCTAGTTTAAAATTTAATATTAAATCAAAAGTAGATGAAGCTGGAAATGCTTTTGAAGAAATTTCAAATATTGGTTTTTTTGGGCATCCTTTATATTCTGGTCGCCTTTTGAATGAGCTTCTTAAAAAAATTCCTAATAATGCTGTAATTAATGAATCTTCATTAACATATGATTCTTTATATTTATTACTAAGACAAGCTATTAAGAAAAATGCAAAAATTGTTTTTCATAAAAAAAACCCTAAAAGCCCTCTTTCTTCTATGCGCCGCAAGCAATCTAGTGGAGCGAGTTCAGTAAGTAAATGGTCTCATAAGTTTGAGAATGCTCAAGAATTATTTAATTCTACAGGAGACCCAAAACATATAGATAGAGCTGTTGATGAAATTATGGATGAATTTAGAGGAATGATTAGTCAATATGCTAAAAAGAACCCTGAGAGAGTCGTAGGCAGACCTCAACTTGAAGCTGTTAAAGAAATTGGTGCTGACTATTTATCATATGGTGCTGACCCTAGTGATTTTGCAAAATCAGGTAGATTTGAATATAATTTTATAAGCATACACAAGATGTCAGCTGCATTAGCTGGTATATTTGGTTATTCAAATAAAGAAGAATTTATGAAATTCCTTTCTTATAACCCTGAATCTACAGAAGCACAAATATTTGATAACGAATTCTCTCTTTAATTAGTGAATATAAATACTCAGAACGTATCACAGGCAGAAGAAGTATTTGAATTAGCTAGTAAAGATTTAATATCATTTGGCAAGCTGTTTCTACCTGATGACTTCATGCGCAGCGAAACTCCTCCCTTTCACTATGAAGTCTCAGATGCAATAGATGATAAATCTGTTAAGCAGCTTGCTATTATTCTCCCTCGTGGTCATGGAAAGACAGTACTGACTAAAGCTTCAATTCTTAAAGACTTTGTATTTTGTCCTAAAGATGATATGTTATTTTATGCTTGGGTATCAGCAACTCAGAAACTATCTGTTGGTAATATGGATTATATAAAGCATCATCTTGAGTTTAATGATAAATTCTTATATTACTTTGGGAAGACTAAAGGAGGCAAGTGGACAGAAGAAGATATAGAATTATCTAATGGGTGTAAATTAATATCTAAATCTAATGTATCTGGTATTCGTGGAGGTGCAAAACTTCATAAAAGATATGACTTAATTATACTTGATGACTTTGAACACGAAGCAAATACTATTTCAAGAGATGCCCGTGATAAGAATGCTAACCTTGTAACTGCTGTTGTCTACCCTGCTATTGAACCTCATACTGGTAGATTAAGAGTTAATGGTACTCCAGTTCATTATGATTCTTTTATTAATAATCTGCTTATAAACCATGATAGAGCTAAATCAGATGATAAAGACTTTGCTTGGAAATTAATTACATATAAAGCTATAACAAAGTCAGGAGAATCGTTGTGGCACTCTTGGTTCCCTAAGTCAAAACTAGAAGAAAAGAAAAAATTCTATCATGATTCTGGACAAGCTTCCAAGTTCTACCAAGAGTATATGATGGAAGTTCAAAGCGCTGAAGATTCATTATGGACAAGAAAACATATAAAATATTGGAAAGGTTTTTATGAATATGGAGCTGATGACAACCAGAGTTATCTTATTATAGACGGTGAAAAATTCCCTGTTAATTGCTTTGTAGGATGCGACCCTGCTACAGACATTGATACAAAAGAAGCAGATTTCTCTGTTATAATGTGTATCGCAATAGATAGTGATAATAATTTATATACTCTTGAATACGAAAGGCACAGGAGTATTCCTACTATAGGAGCTAAAAATGCTGAGAATGAAGTTATAGATAGGAAAGGTGTTGTAGACTACATATTAGAGATGCATCAAAAGTATCATTGTATATCATCTACTGTAGAAGATGTAGCTATGAATAGAAGTGTATTCCAAGCATTGAATGACGAAAGAAGAAGACTGAATAAATTTGATGTAGCTGTTATTCCAGAGAAGCCAGGAGGTAGGCAGAAGATAAATCGTATATATAGTGGTCTTTCTGGCAGATTTAGCATGGGAACGGTACATATTAGAGAAAATATGTTTGATTTAACCAACGAAATTGTTACTTTTGGACCTAGAATGGCTCATGATGACACTATAGAGGCTCTTTTTTATGCAAACTTGCACTCATTTCCGCCAAATATGAAGAAAAATAAAGAAAATAGTACATGGTTTAAACCAAAACGTAAAGCAAAGAGCTGGATTGTAGCATAATGCCTCCTAAATTATCCACAACTCGACCAACTGACAAAATAGTTAATTTTTTATCTGATAGAGCAAAATCAATACTTAATATTGATGAAGGTATTTCAAGTTTTAGAGAATATAAAGATGTTCCAGTTGTAGAATTTCAAGACGAAAGTGCATGGAACAAATATATTAGTTCTGTAAGTGGTACAGGGGCTATGGGTTCTATTGGCGAATATTCTACTCAAAAAATGGACCAGAATGTAAGAGAAAGTACTCCTTTTATTGCAATCCCGGGGTTTAATAGACCTCTTAGAGGAGCTGACCCATTGGCAAATGAACTTATATTTGAACATGAATATTCACATCTGGGGAGGAGCACTGCTAAGAAACTGAAATCATTAGAAGGGTCATATCACAATAGAGCCGAAGAGGTTCAAGCGTTTACAGACCAATTCAAACATCTTGAAGGTCTCAGGGGTTCGAAATTAACACCTCAAGCAGTTACTAGATTACATTACGGAGACAAGAGTATTTATGGAGAAGCTCAATATAATAAAAGTTTAGACCCAGGAGCTCCATTTACACAAGCAGCTAGAAATGCAAGAATGTTAGATATGGAGTTTTATAATAAACCAACGGATATTAAGTCGATGGAAGGAACGAGAATGAATCTTCTTGGTGATTATATTAGAGATTGGAAATTATGGTCTAGAACTGGTTTAAATAAGCCTAGCCAAGATAAGATGATTGAAGGTAATCAAGCATATTTAGGTATGAAGAGTTTTCATAAAAATGTTTCATCTCAATTTGGGAATATATAATAAAAAGAAGTACTAATGCCAAGATTCGGAAGAAGAAGTAAAGAACGTCTTAAAGGCGTTAATGTTAAACTTGTTAATGTCTTAAATGAATTGATTAAAATCATGGATGTCACTATTATAGAAGGAGTGAGGTCTAAAGAAAGACAAGCAGAACTCCTTGAAAAAGGAGCAACGAAGGTTAAATATTCAAGGCATATGGAAGGTAAAGCTGTAGACTTAGCTCCTTATCCTATAGATTGGGAAGACAGAGAAAGATTCCATTACATGGGTGGTATGATTCGTGGTATAGGAAAACAAATGAATGTTAATATACGATGGGGTGGCGACTGGGACTCTGATGGAGAGATAGCAGACAATAAATTCGATGACTTAGTTCATGTGGAGATAAGAGATTAAAATGTCTTTAATAGGTGATAGAAGGTCATTATTAGATATTGTTACTGGTGGTAAATATAAAACTTCATCAGATATTCCTCAAATGTCTACTACAGGTAAAGTAACACCAGAGAATTTATCATGGTTATATGAAAGATTTTTCCCAGATAAACAATATGATGTCAAAGGAGGCCCTGGTTTTGCTCTTGAAGCAGTATCTCCTGCTGGAATAATTAAGAAAGCTAATACGGCTAAATCTTTGTTTCAGGGATGGAGAGATAATTTATATGCATATGCAAGTACTCTTAGTAAAAAACAGCGTAAAAAAAGTGGTATAGATGGAATTATTGCGAGGGCTTGGGATGAATTAAGTTATGCAGCTGAAACTAATGACATACCTTTTGTTCAAGGAAAACTGCAATCTATTAATAAACATGAAGGATTTAATAAGTTTGTTAAAGTACCAGATGTCACTACTGAAGGAGTCGCTGGAGGTGTTTTAAAACAATCTAAGAAAGTAAGAGGTGCTCCTATTGAAGAACAACAAAGAATTGCCAATAGGCAAAGTCGTGATTTAGCAGCTGAAAGAAGAGCAAAATCTAAACAAAAAAGAATAGATAAAGGCCTCGAAAGAGGTTCACGAAGGTCAGGAAAATATTAATGGCAAGAAAAACACAAAAGACAAAAGCTGGAAAGAATAAACAACTGTGGGATAGAGCGAATACATCATATCG